AACTGGTGACGGGACGCGCTGGACAAAAAAAGCGCTCCAGGCCAGGGCCCGGAGCGCAATGATCTCGACGTCTTCGGACCCGATGGTCCTTCGCATTCGACGCGATATACTGAGGAAAATCCGGGTGCCTGGATCGCCGCTGGGTGGTGGGGCTGGCTTGGAGCGGCCTGGCCGGGAGTTGAGACATGGCCGCCGAAGACGCCGATCGTTATCGTTCCAACCTGCAAGGCGAGATCGATAGCGCCACGGTCTATCGCGCCCTGGCCAAGGCCGAGCCAGATCCGCGCCTGTCCGAAGTCTACGGCCGGCTGGCCGCCGTCGAGGACGCCCACGCGGAGTTCTGGCGCAAGCATCTCGGCAAGGACGGCGGCCGGCAAAAGCTTCGGCCGAGTTTTCGCGCCCGAGGGTTGTCGTGGATCGCCCGTCGTTTCGGCGCCGCCTTCGTCTTGCCCACCATCGCCGCCGCCGAGGCGCGCGATATCCACGCCTACGACACCCAGCCCGAAGCGGTCGCCGGCGGCCTGCCCACCGACGAACGGTCCCACGCCCTGATCATCAACGCCGCCGCCTCGACCGGCAAGGGCCTGTCGGGCCCCTCGGTGGCCGCGATCGAAGGCCGTCATCGGACCACCGCCGGCAATTCCCTGCGCGCCGCGGTGCTCGGCGCCAACGACGGCCTAGTCTCGAACCTCAGCCTAGTCATGGGGGTCGCCGGCGCCATCGCCAGCCGTCAGACCATTCTGCTCACCGGCGTCGCCGGCCTGGTCGCCGGGGCCTGTTCGATGGCCATGGGCGAGTGGTTGTCGGTGAACAGCGCGCGCGAACTCTATCAGCGTCAGATCGACACCGAGGCCGACGAACTGGAGCGGTCGCCCGAGGAGGAACAGGAGGAGCTGGTCCTGATCTATCAGGCCAAAGGTTTGGACGAGGCGCGCGCGCGGACCCTGGCGGCGGAGCTGCTCGGCAACAAGGCGACCGCGCTGGACACCCTCGTCCGCGAGGAACTGGGCATTGACCCTGATGAATTGGGCGGCTCGGCCTGGGCCGCGGCGACGTCGTCCCTCCTGCTGTTCGCGACCGGAGCGGTGTTTCCGATCGCCCCCTATTTTTTTCTAAGCGGAACCGCCGCCATCATAGCCAGCCTGGCGTTGAGCGGCCTGGCTCTGGCCGCCATCGGCGCGGGCACCTCGCTGTTCACTGGCCGTGGCGTGCTGTTCTCGGCGGTGCGGCAGCTGCTGATCGGCTACCTCGCCGCCGGCGTGACCTTCGTGATCGGCCGCCTTGTCGGGGTCAGCCTGAGCTGATCGGCGCGTGCGGCGGCTCTTTTGCGCCAGTCGACAGGTCAATAAAAATGGCCCGGCCGGAGCCGGGGGCGCGCAAAGGCGGCGATATGAAAAGCGCTATGGCGTGCTGATCGCCCGGATCACCGCCGTCAGCAGCCGTCCTCCGGTCAGCCAGGCGTTGTAGACGCCGAGCTGGACCTTCTTCACCGCGACTGGATCAACGACATGGGCCTCGATGCGAGTCGCGCCGTCATCGCCGACCTCGGCGCTGAGTGTTGCGCCCGCCGCCTGCAGGCCGTGCATCTCGCGCAGCGCGCCGAACCGCATATAGGCCGGCAGCGCCGCCTTCATCGCCTCGGGCGCCACCTGTTCGTCGGCATCGTCCATCGCGCCAGACGACGCCACGCCGATCACCCGGATAGTGCCGTCGCCCTGGGGTTCGATCTTGGTGATTTCACCGTAGATTCTCATGGCTTACGCCAGCCTCCTTGACTTGTGGCGGCGTTTCCGCCGGGTGACGGGGGACAAGGCGCGGCTGCGGGCCGTTCATCGGCGGTACAGGTTGCCGGGATGTAGACTAATGGCCCGCGACGGCCGTTCGGCGTGCATCCAAGCTGGGCCGCACGCATTAATAGACGTGGCGTCGCGCCAACGGCCGCGACACTTAGAGGAGGATCGCTCAATGGTAAGGCAGTTGATGGCGGCGGGCTTGGCCGGAGCCGCTGCGCTCGCCGTGGTCGCGGTTGGCAACGTCCAGGCGCAGCCGGTCGGCCACAAGGCGGAATGCTTCTACCCCAACGACTGGAACGGCTGGAAGGCCACGCCCGATTCCAGAGCGGTCTATCTGCGCGTCGGCGTCAACAGGATCTATCGCCTTGAAATGGCGAACGCCTGCGACGAACTGCAGGAGCCTGGCGCTCGCCTGATCACCAAGGTCCACGGCAGCGACATGTTCTGCGACGCGCTCGACTTCGACCTCTCGGTCTCCGAGCCGAACGGGATTCCCACGCCTTGCATCGTCAGCAAGATGACCCAACTCACTCCGGCCGAAGCCGCCACCCTGCCGAGGAGCCTAAGGCCGTAGGGGACGCGGAGCTCTATCCGAACCGCTCAGGCTGACGCATTCGGCGCCCCGCCATCTCCCACGCCCGGCGACGGAACCCGCACCGCGCCCGCGCCGGTATAGATCAGCGCCTGGCTTCCTTCCCCGCCTGGGAGCGGCGCTTGGCCGCGCCGGTCGCGCACCTCGTCGATGGTGGCCGAGCCGTTGCGCAGCGCTAGGTCATCGACGCTGGCCTGGGCCACCGGATCGACCTCGACCGCATCGCTCCAGCAGAACTCCAGATCGGGACAGCCCAGTTCGTCCTGGATCACCCCGTCGATCAGCCGCTTGACCCACAGCTTGACCGGCTCCAGCCCTTCCTCCTGCCCTCGGTCCTGATCCGCCCCGGCGGTGCCGCGGTTCATCTGGCGGATAAAGGCCGTCGGCGGCAGGCTGAAGGCAAAGCAGACGATCCGGGCCAGCCACTCGTCGAAATCGTCCTTGATCGGGCTGTCCTTGAACGCTTGGTACTTGGTTCCCGACGGCGCCCACAGCAGCTTGGCCTGCTCTCCCGTCTGGCCGGTCAGCCGCGCGTCCAGCCAAAGCTGCATCTCGCGGATCTGATCGGCCGTCCATCCCTCGGGTCCGTTCAGCAGGCCGGCCGGCAGATTGCTCTCGGTGAAATAGGCGAGCTGGGCGGCCTGGCGGCGGATCACCGTATTGATCGTCACGATGATCTGTTCGACCGGCGAGAAGCCGTAGTTGTGATTGGGCCTGGGGTTGCGCGGCACATAGATCAGGTCGGCGTTGGTCAGGTCGGCCCAGGCGGTTCCCTTGATCACCTGCTGGAAAGCGACCTCATTGGGACCGCGCGGCCGGCGGCCGGTGTCGTCGACCATCGGATGAATGGTGTCGCCCGGAATGACGTCGAGCCCGATCAGCGCCCCGCCGCGGCTGCGCCGGCGCTCGAACGCCGGCGCGTCGAGCACCAGCAGATCCTCCAGCGACAGCCGCAGCCAGGTCGCGAAAGGCGTGACGCCGTCGGGCTTTCGCCAGAACGCCTCAAGCTTGGCGATCCGCGTATCCGGCGCTTTACCGGCCGGGACGCCGCCCAACGCATTCCGCGGCTTGATCCGCCAGTCCAGCCGCTCGATCTGGTCCTTGCGCGTCTCGATCGCCAGCCGGACCAGCTCGACGTTCGAGAAGGCCCGGAGTTCGGCGAACCCGAACGGCTCGTAGGCGCGCGGCCGGATGGTCGAGTTGATCCCGACCGGAAAGTCCCACGCCCGCACCGGCTGGTCCGAAGCCGGCTGCAGCGGCAGCCCCGGCCCGAACACCGAATTGGCGTCGTTCCACGACGCCATCGGCCCGCTCCAGGAGACTCTCATCGACAGATCGGTGCGCGTTCCGCCGGATGGGGGCATCAATGTGAACTCCAATGGCTCCAAACCCGCTCATTCCCGTAAAAGCGGGGACCCAGGCGTGTTTTGACTTCAAGAGGCGCGGAGCGGAAACGGCGGAGTGAAGCGTCAACCGCCGTCCTTCGTCCGACCCGCCAGCTCCGCCCGTGCGATCTCCAGAAACGCCGCTCCCGGCGTCGGGTCCGTCAAGAACAGCTCGCTCAGCGCCCACACCAGTGCGTCCATCCGGTTGGGGGAGCCTTCGCCCTGATAACCGCCCGTGCTCGCATGACGCATCTCGTCCTCGAGCTCGGCCAGGGCATTGTCGGCGAGATCGGGGACCACGTGGCGGATGCGGCCCTGTTCGTAGAGGGCCGAAACCGGCTCGGCGCGGGCGATCTTGCCGCGGGCGGCATTGACCAGGGTGACCGGCGCGGTCTTGCGGACGGTGTGGATGGTGGCGCGGACCATGTCGCCGCCGAAATTCTTCTCCGCCACGATGCGGTCGGCGCCGAAGGCGTCGAAGGCCTCGATCGCCCGGCGACCCCACCCCTCGGGCGACAAGCGGCAAGTCAGGTCGGCCAGCACATAGCCGCGGCCGTCGACCCCCAGACCAGCGACCACCATGCCCTGGCCGTCGCCGTCGTCGGCGCCGGCCGATCCGGACGGATCGACGGCCACCACCACCCGACGAAGCTCGGGATGACTGGCCGTACGACAGGCCAGCACGGTCTCGTAGGGCCAAAGCGCGCCGGCGATGTCGCCCATCAGTTCGGCGTGCAGCTCCTGGCGCCCAAGGCGCGTGCCCTCATACCGTTTGATGATCCGCTCGATAAAAGCCGTGGCGAGGTTGGCGCGGTTGTCGTAGGTCGTGCCGCGCGTGACCACGCACAGCGGATCGGACACCAGTTGCCGTAGCAGCGGCAGGGGCTTGGGCGTGGTGGTGATCACGCAGCGCGGATCGTCGCCCTGGCGCAGGCCGAACTGAAGTTGGTCCCAAGCGGCCTGGATGCGCGCCCAGGCGGCCAGTTCGTCGGCCCAGGCGGCGTCATGCTGAGGTCCGCGCAGGCGCTCCGGCTCTTCGGCCGAATAGAGGATGGCCACGGCGCCGTTCGGCCACACGAGCCGCCCCTGGCTGGGCCGGAAGCGCGGCCGATCCCACGGCGGGGAGATAGCGAGAAGGCCGGACGGGCCTTCGACCATGACGTCGCGCACATCGGCGGCGGTGCGGCCGACCAGGGCAATGCGGCGGCGGCCCATGGCCACCTGCCCCCTCACCCACTCGGCGCCGGCGCGGGTCTTGCCGAAGCCGCGCCCAGCCAGGATCAGCCAATAGCGCCAGTCGCCGGTTGGCGGCAGCTGCGCCGGCCTGGCCCAGAACGGCCAGTCGTGTTCCAGCAACAGCGCCGCTTCGTCGTCGAGGTCTTCAATCGCCGTCGCGACCGCCCGCCGCCGGGGCTGCGTCAAGGACGGCAGCGACCTTATTCCGGACCCGCCAGCCGGCGGCTTCAACGTCGAACCCGCCACTGTCGACCGCCTCCCGCCGCTCGGCCTGGCCGAGGTAGGCCTTGCCGAGGATGATCGCCATCGAGGCGTTGGTCTGGGCCAGCTTGAACTGGGCCCGGCGCAGGTTGGCGAAGCCGCGGGCCTTGCCGCCCTCGTAGGCTGCCCGCGCGCGACGGCAACGGGCGAAGAAGCGCGCAATCGCGTCCTCGCTGGTCTCCAGTATGGCAGCGACCTCAGCCGGCGTGCATTGCAACTCACCCAACTCGCCGAGCTTGGCCAGCATGGCCGCATCGCCGATCAGGCGCGGCGCGCGGGTGGACGGGAGCGGGTTGGCGGCCATCGGTTCGTCCTCCGTCCGCCGGCATCGAGGCTCGCGCCGCAGCCCTGTCCGTGCAGAACGCCGCTGGTCCGCGGCTAGGGTCGGGGGATTTGGCCGGGCGCGATGGGATCGGTCGCCGGCGTGGGTGCTGGCGGAGAGGAGCCGCCTTCCGGACACGCTTCGCGACTGTGCCTGTGAGTAACCATGGATTCGCCAGTTTGTCAACGAAAGAGCAAAATATGTGACGATTGAGAACATTTTCCTTCTCCCCTTTGCGCGAGAAGGACGCCCTCTTCCCTTGCGCCGCATTCCAGGTCAGCCTGTCGTCAGGCTTGCGGCGCGCCGCCGCTCACTCCGTGGAAACGCAGCCATGACCGACGCCGTATCGCCGCCCGCGAAGCCCATTTCCCTGGCTGAGGTGCGCAAACGCCGCAAACCCCTCCGCAACGTCAACAAGGAGCTCAAGGAGAGGCTCACGCCGCTGAACAGGGCGGCGCTGTGGATCACCAACCACGTCGGCACCATGGGCTTTTTCCTGATCATCTTCTTCTGGACGGCGATCTGGCTGAGCTGGAATTTCTTCGCGCCCAAGGCGTTGCAGTTCGACCCGCCGATGGCCTTCGTGCTCTGGCTGTTCATCTCCAACATGATCCAGATCCTGCTGATGCCGCTGATCATGGTGGGCCAGAACATCCAGTCCGCCCACGCAGACCTGCGGGCGGAAAGCGACCTCGATGTCAACGTCAAGGCCGAGAAGGAGATCGAGGCCATCCTTCAGCACCTTGAGTACCAGAACGAAATGCTGATCGCCCTGGTCAAGAAGCTGGACTGCGACATCGATGTCGCGAGCGACGGCGGGGGGAAGAAAGGCGGCTAAGGCGCCATCCGCACCATCTTGTCGTCGGCGCCGAACACGATCGACAGGCCGCGGGTCTCGTGGGGATTGAACAGGCCGCCGTCCCGCGCCCAGGTCACGGTCTTGGAGCCGTCGGCCTGGTCAAAAACCGAGGACGGCGGCCCGAGCTTGGCGGTCACCTCGGCGCGGGTGGTGACGCCGGGCGTGAAGTGTGCGGCGACGCTGTTGACGTAGGCGCCCTGGCCGTCGGCGCAGCCGCTGGTCGCCAGAAGCGCGGCCGCCGCCGCCCCCAACCATGCTCCACACCAAGTCTTGCGCACCGTGAGCCCCCAAGGTCAGGGCTAAATCTAGACCGCGATCGGACCGGGATTTCAAGGCCGAACGACCTAGGCCCTTTCCAAGGGCGGCCGAGCACCCGAAGAAGGGGCGATAACGGAGAGAGTCGGTGATCGCGCGCAGGACGTTCGCCCTCGGCCTCGGCGGCCTGACCATCACTTCGATAGCGCTCGGCGGCGAAGGCC